CGCTCCAGGTCGAATAGTTATCATTCTCAAAAACCGGAATCCAACGGGCGCTAGCCTGACTCAGTCCATCCAGACGCGAGGTGCCATCGAGCAGCATCGCGGGCTGTCCGCTGATATCGGGATCTTCGAGGTAGATGGCCACGCCGGAAAAGTTCTGCGCGTTGGCGGAGGGGCTCAGCGTGTAAGTAACCTGAACTTCCTCCTGCTGGTTATTTCGGGCCGTGACCGTGTTTCCGGTAATCGTCACGGGGGGGGCAATTGCGCCACCAGTTCCCCCACCACCGCCGCCTCCGCCATTAGTTCCACCGCCCGCCAGAATATTGGCGCTGCCCAATATTCCCCCTCCCGGTTTCTGCCGCCGCGGATTGATGGTCGCCAGCCGCTGCCACAGCATCTGCCAGGTGGCCTTGCGCGGGATCACGACCGGCGTATTGGCGCGCATATCCGCCGAGGCGGCCCGGCCGTTCAAGCTCATGGCGATCGCCTGCACCTGACAGCGCCAGCCCGCCATGCCGGGAATATAGGCGCCGTCAATCTGGGAAGTGAGCCAGGTACCGTTGAGCGTGGAATCAAAAGGCGGCGCCATGCTCACCTTGAGCGCCTGGCCTGGCTGCCAGCCGGCCGAATCCGTATAAAACGTCAACGTCTGGGTCAATAATCCGTAATTGGTCAGTAGCGAGTTGGCGCTGCTGATGGCGGCAGCCGGATTGTTCGCCACCGGATCGGTGGTCGAGCTCACATCGATCAACGCCTGATAGATCCCGCTGCCGCCTTCGACCGCGGCCCTGGTCTGAGCCAGCGCCGTATTTTCGACGCCGATGATATCGACACCCAGCCGGTAATAGCTGACGGCTGCGATCACGCCCGCGGGCAAGGGAGTAGTGGAAGTAACAATATTGGCGCCTTCCGTGTAGGCCCAATCCTGGCCGGTGCCGCCCGTTCCGATCGTACCCGCGATCGTCGGACCATCGATGCCGCCCGAGAGATTCGGTGCGCCCCAGAAGAAATACAGCGAACTGGCGGAGACGGCGATGGCATTGCCTTGAGAACCCGGCGTCTTGGCGTATACCGAGACCTTGCCGGTTCCGCCGCCGCCAAAGGCCGCCACGCAAGTCGGATGCGGCATGGTGGGGAGCGAAAAATCGGCGCCGGCGGCGGGATGTGGGGCACCGCTGATGGCCTCGGCCAGATTGACCGCGCAGGTATCGGCGTTAACTCCGATCAGCACCTGATAGGGTACGGTATTGTCCAGTTGCGTGACAAACTTGTAGGTGATGCCGTCGATGGTGGCCGTCTCGTTGTTGGACACCACGGCATTGAATACGCCATCCACGGTGGCGCGCGTCGGTCCGTCCGAGCCGCCTGAAAGATAGACCAAAACGCCGCCCGCGCTGGGGCCGGACCAGGTCAGATAAGAAGTAGTCGCGAGCCAGTCGCCCACCTCGAGGCTGTTGCCGGACGTTCCCGGTACGATTGCCGCGACTGTGATGTTGTTGCCATTAAGGGATGCCGTGACTTTGGGATTGGGAGGAACGGGCGCTCCGCTGTTTACCTGATAGTTGCTGCCGGTTTTGGGCGCCCCGTTGATCGCATCCGCGAGGTTTTGTAGCGTTGTCGAAAGATAGCCGCTCCGCAGAACCTGGATTTCGCCGCTGGTTCCATCGAAAGCGCTAACCAGGTGGTAAATCACCGAGGTCACATTGATAAAGGCCGTATTCAGGTCGGATGTCGTGGCGGTGCCCACGGAGGTGGCGGCGCCGCCGAGGATGGTCACCGCCGCTACGGTATCGGCCGGATGGCTTAGCGTAAAGGTCGTGGTCGTGCCGTCGCCCGTAATCAGTTCCGTATCGAGCATGCTGGGCTGCAGATTGACGGTGATGTATTGCCGCGAACGAAAATCCTGCTGCGCGGTGTCCCATTGGACCGAGTCATACAGAGCGCCGGCGCCCGTAGCCGGATCACCCGTTAGATCGAAGGGAGCGTTGACGCTGGTAGGAGACCGAAAGTAAAGCTGTTCGGTGGCGGGATCGACACCCCAGATAAAGTTGGCTTCCGTGGCCAGATTGTTGAAAACATCGGTTACGACTTCATGGCGATATACCGCGCTCGCAATAACGGGCCCGGCATCTACCTGGCCCAGCGTGATGGTTTCGCCGGGCAGGGAATTGAAGATGGCCTTGAAGATGTAATCGGCGGTCTGGTTGAAGTAGGAAACCGGCTTGATGCGGTGCTTGTCGAGCATGCGCTCGAAGCTCGCGCAGGTACATACGTAAGAGATCTCCTGCGTATTGCCTTCGTTGGTCTTGATGATTTCGGTAATGAGCCCGCCGAAGACGCGATGCCCGGCCTGGTCGTAGAGACTGATCGGATTGCCCACGAGCGGAGCATAGGTGTCGCCGGGATGCGCGCGCAGCGAGACGGTAGCCGTGCCGCGTTGCCCCGTCGCGGTGGTGTATCGGGTCTGGCCGCCCTTGCCGCTTTCGGCATGATCGAGGTAGCTCGAACGGTCTATATTGGCGATGACGACGGCGATGGCCATGGTTTTACGGGGAGAAGGCGGGAGAGATGGTCTTTAGGTATGCCGCCACCGCCTCGGCTACTCCCTGCGGGTTGGTTGCGCCCTGGATGTTGATGGTGACGTTGATGGGCTGCTTTTTAAGCGTGGTATCGATGCTCGAAAGATGATCGAGAGTTTGCACGGTGGCGTCGTGAATCCAGGTGTTGATGTCAAGGAGCGGCGTCGTATTCGTGGCGATAATCTGCAGCCAGTCCTGGACGCCCCCGCTGCCTAAGCCTCCGATGAACATGGCCGTTTCGCGCGTGTTCAACTCGATCGAGCGCAGGATGTCGGTCTGGTGCGCCATCTGGAAGTTGGAGATGACACCCGAGACAGCGCTCACGGCACCCAGGCCGATACCGACCCAGCCCATGGCGCCGCTCATGGCGCCGCTCATGGCGCCGCCGCCGGTGCCGCCTGTGGTGGCCATACCGCCTGTGCTTCCCGCCACGCCGGAAGCGCCCCCCGAGGTGGGCGTGAGCTGAAATACTTTGCCGAGCACCTGATCAAGCGAGTTCATGAGCGGATCGAGCGCGTCCTTGATGATGTGGTTGAGAATCACATCCACCACATCCCGGCCCAGTTTCTTGAAGGCGTCACTGATGTTGCCGGTTTGAAAAATTATGTCGCCGAGAGCTTTGGATAAATCGTTCTCGATGGCACGGCCGATCTGCTGGGCCATATCGAGGCCGTGGGTTTTGATGTTGTCGATATGCTGCGAAGCCTTGTCAGCGTTGTCGGCGATGGCCTGGAGCAAGGCTTGCATTTCCTCGTCGGTCAAGGTTCCCGCGGCACGCATTTCGAGGATAGTGGCCGTGAGCTGGGAGACCGAAACGCCGGCGTTCTTTCCGGCTTCGATGACCTTCTTCATGGCCTCGTCGAGGTCGTCTCCGGCAAGTTCGCCCCAATTAGCTAACTGAATGACGGCATCGCGCAGGTTGTCGTAATTTTCGCGGTTCTTGGCGGTCTGGGCCTCCAGTTTCTGCATGGCTTCCGTCACGCCGTCGATGACCCCAGGAATCGCACCTATCTTGCCGTGGACGTCGTTGATTTTGTCGGCGATCTTGTCGAAATCACCAGTGATTTTGTCCGTTGACTTGTCGATGTCGGCGGTAACCTTTTCCAGGCCGACGCCCCATTGAAGCACGTAATCATTGAGAATTTTGAGCGCATCCGAGACCTGGATGAAGCCAAGCGACCCTTGCGCTCCCGCCTGCACCATCTCCGCCTGCAACTTGATGAACTCGTCGTAGAGTTTGTCAACTTTGATTCCCGCGGCAGCTTCGTTCCACTGCTCGTCCAGGCCTTCAAAGCCGCGCTGGAATGTGTCGAAGGCCTTCTGTGCGCTCGTGTCCAGCGTCTTGAAGGGGTCTTCCGCTCCGAGCGAGCCAAGTTCTTTGAGCTGGGCGATCGAGCTGACGGTGAGCTGCTGTTTGGCCTTTTCGGCTTCGGCCGCGGCGATGTCCACGGTGAGCTTCTTCTGCAGGGCGGCGATCTGATCGTCCAGCGCTTTCTTCTGGTCTTCAATGGAAAGACTGGCCTGCTTGGTGGCGGCATTAACGGCAGCCTGGGTCTCAGCCATCTTCTCGGCGCCCTTCGACATCGTTTCGGCCGCCCCGGCCCAGTCTCCCGCCATCCCCTGCGCCACGGCTTTGGCCATCACCCCGAAGGCCGTCATCTCACGCAGCAGTTCACCCAGAGCCTTGGTGGCAAACGTGAGAATCGCATCCGCGAGCGGTTTGAGCAGGTCGCCCACGGTCTTGGTAAAGCCTTCCCATTCGACCGCCGCGGCATTCAGGTGCACCTTGAAGGTGTCCTGAAGCCCGGTGCCCATCTCGAGCGACTTTTTGGCCACCACCAGCCGCAGAATCTCGAGCGCGTCTTCCGATTCCGGACCCAGCGCTTTAAAGTCCGCAACCACTTGTCCGGTGGCCACCCCCATGACCTCGGCAAATTCCTGCGCACCGACCCCCAGCGCCTTGAATATGCGCGGACCCACCTGCCCGGTGAGCCAGGCGCGATCGAAGGCGCTGGCCATCTGGTCCACGCTAGTGCCTGCGTGCTCGGCCAGATTGGCCAGGTCGCTCAGGATGGGCGGGATCTTTTCGGCTTCAATGCCCAGGTAGGTCATGTTCTGGGCGGTCTTGGCCAGCTCGGGGAAGGAAAAGATGGAGCGCGAGGCGATGCCTTCGATTTGCTCGAGCATCTCGCGCGTCACCGCGGCTGAGCCGGTCATGTCGGTGAGCGCGGTGGAGATGAATTCAATGTTGGCCGAGGTATTGATGGCCTCGATGGTAAATTCCTTGAGGGCTTCGGCCAGTTCATAGACCGAGGTGGCGATGCCGGCGAACTCGGCCATTTCGATCAGCTTTTCACTCAAGCCATGAAAGGATTCTCCCGCGTGCTCGGCCTCGGCGCCGGCGGTCTGAGTAGCCTCGCCTAAATGTTCAACCTGCGGCGTAGCAGCCGTAGCCGCTGTATTGAAAGCATCGGAGATTTCCTGGGCGCCCGCCTGGCTCGCGGAAGCGGCCTGGTCGATCGCGCTCTGGAGGTCGCTCCAGTCGCCTTCGATCTGGACGCTTAGATTGCCGATGCTGACCCAATCACCTGCCGCCATTACTTAATCCTCAAGGCCCACTCCGGCACCCCCTCGGTATCGCCCGGCCGCATGGCGGCCAGCCGCGCATTCAGCATCGCCACCTCAGCCTGATCACGGGCGGCACGGGCGCGTTGAAGCGCGCGCTCCTCTCTTCGCCGCCCGGTTTCAGGCCCCTCCGGCAGGAAATCTTCGGGCGTCCACGGCTGGCCGTCCTTGCGCGTCATCCAGGCATTGTGCAGGTCGGCGCGCTCAGTAGCCCAGCGCTCGAGCTCATGGCGATGATAGGCGTCGTAGCGTTCTTGCAAGGCTTCCAGTTCGCACCAAGAGAGCGACCAGAGTTTTTCGGGAGCGATGCCCATGCCCAGAGGCGCGGACGCGGTCCACAGCGCCCATAGCCTCAGCCAGTCGGGTTTTACTGTATCGGCGTTGGAACCGGATTCCCCGCCGCCGGCTCGCGGGCCGCCGACTCCCTGAGCTTGATCTCGACGGAGGGGTAGGCTTTTATCCAGGCTTCCGAGATGGCGCGCGCCACGCTTCCCAGTTGTTCCATATCCTCGAAGCAATAGGCCAGATCGCGCGGCGCGATGTCCACTTGATGGCGCAGCGCGGCAGAGAGAATCTTGAAC